GTTCGTCAGACGATTCCCGGCCAAGTTTGACCGAGGCGTATAACGACTCCTCAAGCGACCACTTTTTAACTTCGACCACTGGAACCAATCGCTTGACCGTGACCGTCCGCACGTTTATCAAGTCCGCTGCCGCTTGGTCGCTTGCGCCTTGGTATTGAGGTTTTTTAAGTTCTTCAATCAATGGTTCGTAATTCACGCTCGCGCCTCAATTCTGGTTGTGACGAAAACAACATACTCGATGTACCGCCAAAAACCGATCACATCAAGGATCGGATTAAGGATCGGAGACATAACGCAATATCGAATGTGATAGGGGCTTCGATGATGCTCCGCATGATGCTTGCACGATTGCAGGATGCCACATTGTTGAGCCGTCGATACTAGCCAGCCATTCTTTCCCTTTGAGTGCCCCCAAGCATGAATCTGATTTGCTTGCGACAGAAATAGAAACGTAAGCCATGCGTCTTGCGTCGCATCAAAGCAAAGGCATGCGCCACAAGCCAACATCGACGGGATAATCGTTGTGTAATTGCGATACCAATAAGAGCCCTTCAAGAATGCATACTGATCTGAATGGTGTAACTGGTTTGGCCCACCGATGAGCCTGCCAAAAATAGGAGTGTCTTGGTCGAGATAGCTATCCTCCCACCAGTGGAAAACACCGGCAACGAAGTCAGCCGCGAGGAATGACAGGATGATAAACAGGAGCCAATCGATCATTCGCCGCCCCTCATTAATCTTCCGATTTCTGTCTTTAGCTCTGAAATCATCGCCCAAAGTTTTTCGCGATCGCTTCGGCATTCTTGCAAGTCTGCCCGAGTCGCTCGCTTTTCTTCGACGAATTGAAGGTATTGGTAAACATTGGCCGATGTTAGAGCACCGCAAACAGCCATGCCGATTATCACAACCAAAGAATCTTGAGTCACTTTACTAACCCCTTCGCCTGTTCAAAAGTCAAGTAACCAACGTGATCCTTACGCTCCGATCCCTTGGAGACCTCAAACCTTGGAGTGACCGGAAACGGATGATCTTCAACAATACCGACTTGCCATCCAGCGTCCAGGAACTTCTGCATTTCGCACCGCTTCCACTTCTCGCATGGGGGGCAATTCGCAGAGACAAAAATCAGTATTTCGCGTTTCGTCTTTTCGTGCTTGTCGCTTGGGCTTGGTACCGGTTTAGGATCTTCGATGGCTTGCGGTTGAACCGTTAGAGATTCTCGAACAGTTGCGACCTGCTGAATCAAGTCGCTCGATGGAATGTCGCACTGAGTTGGATCGGGCTTTGGATTCGATCCAAAGAACCAACTAAAAAAGCAAAAACCAATCACAGCAAACATTCTCTTTTCTCCGTTGCTGAGGTTCATCCTAACGCCTCCCTGTCGAGGCTTTCAGAATCAATAGCAATCCGAGCATCGCAAAATGCAAAAGTGGACTTTCGACATACCGTTGTGAAGGCACTCGAAAACGAATCACCTTTAGGCCACTCGGTTAGGTAGACTGTTCTGGTTGCATAAAACAACTCTTGGGAAGTCATAGGATCAAGCCTCATGCATGTTAAAGGCTCTGGGTAATGCTCGATTAGATTGCTCATCCCAATGGCCTCGACTGCATCCAGGATACTTTGCGTGGCCCTGGCGTTGAAAGATCCGACACGCCGACAATCGATGTCCACTGATGCCGACAGAGAGCATCAATCACGCTTGGAGCAATCTCAGTCCAAGAATCGTTATGGCTGTTGAGTCTCCAAATATAGTTGCGGTTCTTGCTGTCTTTGCGTTTGCTGTACCCTAGCCACGCCGTAGCATGACCGCCACCGCCGCGAAGACTGACCGATTCAAGCACCCCGTTGCGAGCGTAGAACGAGTCATTCCAAAGCGTCCCGGTATGAACTGCACCTACACCGCTTGCCAAGTATCGAAAGATGGCATCATACGAATCTAGCCAAGTATGCGACCCGATGCGATACGGAAAAGCCTTCATCCTCATGTCATCGGTAATCAGCGTCCGAGCGTTCGATGGATATGGCGTTGAGTATGGTAGGTCTTTCTCGGGAAGCATCCCGATCGACGTTGCGACCTTCAAGCCTGCTTCGATGGTGGATCCTGCGTCGCGACCGAGTAGACCTTGGCTTTGTCTTTGTGACTCAAGATACGCAAACAATTGCGACAACTGACGATCAACGCTAAACGATCCATGAACCAACGACCAAACATACTCGCAAGCATTAGTAAGCGAAAAGCCTTGGCACGATCCCATGTTGCCTTGCTTGTCATGCCGCATCAACTTTCGAGGATCGATTTCTTCGGGTGCCGCGAAGTCTCGCATGGTGAAAGCAATTTCGGTCGATCCTGCTTTGATCGCGTCTCGATTTTCAATGGTTGGGTCATAGCCTGTGAAAAAATCACTCATTACCACGCCCCCGCTATCTCCCGATTGACCTTGGCTATCTCTGATTCCTTACCGGCGAAGCTTGCAGGCAAATCGAGTTTGTCAATGGCCTCATAGACTCGATCGAGTGCTTCCCGTTGTTTGGCCCCTGCGTTGTCGGCAATGAATTTCGTCCAAGCTTCTTGATCTTTAATCTCGCCAGATTCAATCTTCGATGCTGCTTCCAAGAAAGCCTGCTTGTAGGCCGATCGGATCGATGGTAGCGTCTGAGAGACGACCGCCTTGAGATCCTTCGGTTGTGGCTTGTCCGACGGTTGCTGGTTCCGCAACATCGCAAAGACCGCCAACGCCGCGACAATCCAAGGCAACCAGTTTTCTTTTTTCTTTTCGTCAGCCATCATCCATCCTTGTTTTTTGCCCCAGGGAACTCACCGACGCTAAGGGTATCGGAAAAGATCGGGTTCCCGAGGGCTTAGTCTTGATCGTCATCGTCGCCGAATTCTCCAGCATCGTAAGCGACCTGAAGAAGATATCCCATTGGCACGTCCGCAGGATTGTAGGACGAGAGGTAGCCGTTATCCTCGGCCCACTTCCAGACTTTGAAGGCCAGTTGAATCAACGCGAAAATCATCGCCATCGTCGCCGGATCAAATCCGTAAACACTTTTGAGTTTGTGCCGAAGAATCCTGCGAGCCGTCCGAGTGTTGCCGTCTGCTTCGGCGTAGGCTTGGGCAAAGTCGCCTTCATGCTTCTTGCCGAGCTCCTTCAATCGCTCAAGTAAAATCACTTGGTCACCTCCGGCTTTGGATCCACTGGACGAATCGACTCACCTACCACCCACGCTCCAACGGCGTAAACCAGGATCTGTATTTGATCCTCAGTCAAGGGAACCTTGTCCTTAAGGACGACGACAGCAACGGCTGCCAGCGATACCCAAAACCGTTTGGACTTGAAAAGACTTTCCATAATTCTGACTCCTTTCCCGCATTTTAGGCTTGACCCGCTGAAATTGCAAGCAACGGCTCTAAATTCGCTTTAGACGCTTCCGAGCCGCCTTTGCTGTCTTTGGTCGCTTCTTGATCTTGCGCGTCAGAAAGAGCCCTAAATGCTCGTTCATAGCCTCGAAAATCAGTTGGCTTAGAGTCATGTCGAGTTTCGCCGCTGCTTTGTCCCATGCCGCCCAAGCTTCATCGGGCTGGGAAATGTTTTTGCGTTCCATTATTGTACCACCTCGATCCATGTGCCGACCTGATCCTCTGGCCCAACGTACCACTTCTCGACGGTCAGTCGGTAGACCTGCCCATCGTCGATGTAAGCAACACCGTTCAAGGAATCGAGGATGCCCTTGGCCGTATTGTCGATGTCCGGCCTGCTCATCTTAGGTTCTCGACTCGCTCGACGAATCTTGCTATGGCCCTTCGGCCTTGAGTACCAGCAAACAATCTCGATTGACAATGGCCCTGTTAAGCATCGATTGATCGAAGATTTCCAAGCCAACCGAACAGCTTGCTTGAAAGCATGGATGGGATGGTCTTGCTCTGTGTAGGCCCTCGGAAAGCCGTTCTTCGTCGAAACCTTTGGCCGTGGTTGCGCCACTGGCTCGCCTGGAATGAAAATTTTCACTTTGTTTCCTCCGTTGTCGGCAAATAAAAGATAACCGGATGCGTTTGATTTATGAGTCTGTAGATTTCGAAATCATCACCAGCCCTAGCTACTAACTCGCACCTTGCGTCCCCTATCAAAACATCAGGCAGGCGGCATGGCGAAAGACTCTTTTGATTGAAAAAATCACCGCTTGGCCTGTACCTACTAACGGACTCAAGCCATTCTTTTTTTGGAGCGTGGCGATGCGTGCATGCAACTCCTTCGTAAGAAATGCGAATGAGCATTCTCAAATCTTTATAAAAAACAAAATCGCCATCTTGCATTTGCTCATCCTGCGACAGCAGTATCAAACTATTGTTGCTCACTTCGACTCCTCCTCTTGAATCAACCGATCGAGATACCACCTAGCCTTCTTGAGATCCTCGATGCCGTTCTTCTTGTCGTACTTCCAAAGGTACTTTATCGCGTTGCCGCGAAGGTAGCCAAGAAAGCCGCCGCCTAGAGCCACTTTCATCGCCTCGATGCACTCGATCGATCCTTGCTTGTAGTGCGATGGATTGACCGGATCTGGTGCTTGCGTCGTCTCGTCATGCTTAACTCCTCCAAACTTATAGGAAACATGCTCCCGCATCGAGTGCCTAACTGTGATCGGGAATTCCGCGATAAGATTGATCGCTTCGACGATACCTTTCCGCCCATCGTAGGACATAACAGGATCGCCAATGTCAAACGTCACGGTGTTAAGTTTGTCGCTTTCAGTGTTTAAGGATTCCTTAACAACTGGTTCTGGCTCTGGCTTTGGCTGAGTTGCCCAAATCGCTTTCATGGTTCGCTCGGCTATCTTCTGCGTCTCGGTCGGCTCTTTCTTTGTAGGTTGCTCAACCGCTTCGGGCTCGACGGGCTTAACTTCTCCGACCAACGGATGGAAATGCACCGGCCCATTTTTGCACTCGATACGGCCTCGATACGGCCCTTCCGTGACCTCGCACAATACCCGAACTTTATCGCCGATTTTCATTTCTTCCTCCTTAACGCTGGATGATCCGACTTGACGACGGCTCGGAGTGCGTCGAATAACTCTTTGGTTCTTGCCTGAGATTCGGTCAGCTTTCGACTCGTTCGCTCAAGCTGCTTGCGAAGGTCTTTGTTTTCTTCCTTCAAATCCTCGATGTTGGCAAAGTATTCGGAAAGTTTCATTTCAGGCTACCTCCTTTTGGTGAAGTTGTCGCAGTTGTCGCATAAAAAGTTGTCGCAATATAGGGAGACAAAGACAGATTCACCCAAAGAGCCCAAAAGGATCCCAAAAGGATAGGTACACCCCAAAGGGAACAAACTGCTACAACTTCTATATATATATATATGTATATCAATGAATTTATTGGTTTTTTGTTGTTTTGAAGTTGTCGCAAAGTTGTCGCAAACTTGTCGCACTTGTCGCACTTGTCGCAAACTTTTTCTAATGCTGCTTTGATTTCCATTTGTTTTTCTTACCTTTCAAAACCGTTATCTGTTTTGCGACAACTTTTGCGACAAGTTTTGCGACAACTTTAGGAGTCTATTTTTGAGACTCGAATCTGCTCTTTTCCGCCTTTTCCGTATGGCTTTTGCTCAAGCTTGATCTTTCCTTCCGCCTCAAGCCTGACAGCCGCCGAAACAAGATCGCCCTTGGAGATGTGCTTTCGATTCATGATCGTTCGCAGACTGACCCACCCAGGAGACTTAGAGACGAAATCAAGGATAGCCACCTCGCCGCGTCCCTTATGCGTGTTGACCGTGTTGTTCTCGATCAGGGTGCAAGCGGAGCGAGTCAGAAAGTTGCTAAGCCTGATCGCCCATTCCACGTCCTTGACCTCGATCTTACCGGGATCACTCGCCTGCTGAAATTCGTTGAGTAAACCTAAATCATATCGGCTTGCCCAATGAACCAAAGCGTACTTCATCGTCCTGGCCGCTGTCCTAGTCCATAGGCTTGACCGCCCATCGTCCTCCGCGCTTGATCGCTCATGGATCGCCATTCGATGCCGATTCCACCTTGCGAAAGCCTCATCGGTCATGTTGATGACGTAAGGATCCGGCCTTTCCTTTAGCGATCCGTCGATGCGTCCCATTGGCTTGATTCCTAGCCAACCCGATACCCTGTTGCGAAGGTTATCTGGAACCCTTGCCATCTTCGGGAATTCTTTGAGAGCCGGTCTTTCAGTGACGACCCAAAAGGCAATCCGGTTTATCAATCCATTCTCAACGTCTTTGAAACTAAGGCTATCAAAGATCGTTCCTTGGGTGCTTAGTCCAAGTAGAACCAAATGAGGCTGATCGATCGCGTTCTTGCACCCGCTGGCGTGCGCGTTTCCGCTGTATCGGGTTTCGGCCTTGTTGTAGAGCTCAAGCAGTAGACGGCCAACCTGGGCTTCCATTGGTTGCTTACGCTTCCCGAAAACATTTTCAAGGTAGACTCCAAATTCGTCTTTGACCCAGATGCAAACCGGATTATCCGCCATGTAACCTAGCAATCCGTTACCGCTCTGAACTCCTGCAGGCATTACCATACCTGGAGAATCGACCGCATCCATGATCCGTGTTATGGTCTTTTCGCAAGCCTCTTTGCCGCATCC